GACTGTGCCGGGTTTGTTAATGTCGGCCGGGTTGTATTGTAAACCCTTTGAGGCAAATTGATTGACGATATCACGCTCTCTTTTATCCCATAGATTCTGGGCGGCGGGGTAGATATCCGGAACATCATCCCTGAACTTCTGGCCACTATCCATCATATCGAGCAAACCAACATCCCGGGCCTTAATTGGCTTGCCAGCTTCATCAACGCCAACGGTAGGAGAAGTTATATCAAGCCTGTTCTGGAATGATGTGTCTTTTTTAGCAGAAAGATTTTCATCGGCTATTAATTTCCTAGTTGCCGCCTCATCCTGCCGAGCTTCCAATAGATCACGGTGATAGAGGGCGTTTTCCTTACGATTCTCCATGGCGTTCATAGCAGATGATTCCGCGGCCTTCAAACTAGCGATTGTATCTAAAACCTTTTTTTTAAGTCCTCCGGTAACTGTATAAGAACCCATGTTTTGTGTTACTAGATTTTTAGGATCGTTCATTAAGCTATTAACCAACTCATTTATTCCAGCAGAAACGCTCGGCTCATTGGCATATACACCACCACCAGCCTGTTCAGAATCTTGCTTTGTAACTGAACCCATCCCACCTTGAATATCATCATCATTACCGAGAGTCTTTGCAATGGTATTACCTTTTTGGGTATTCGCAACTAATTCAGGAGCAGCTTTCTCCGTTGGCTTTAATCCTAAGTTAGGTTTATCCGTTGGCTTCGGTATTATTTCTGGTCCGAATTGAGTTTGTAGCGTAGCAGGTAAGATTGTTTTAGCTGCTATTCCGGCAGCAGTTTTAATTCCTTTAGCTGCGGATACAACACCACTTTTAATCGCTTGCATGTTTGGGTTCTCTGTACCAATATTACTAATCCCTTGTAGAACATTTGTTGGGTTTGGAAGAACACCTATGCCATTGCCTTTTCTTAGCTCTTCATTAAGGGCATCAAGTCTATTCGTTGTATCGCTACTGTAAACTCCATTATTGTTTGCCATGACAGTTTATCCTCCCATTATGCTTCTTCTAGCGACATGCTTTCGCTATATCCCATGCTAGCATTTACACTCAAAGCCGCCATTGCTCCGGCAGCCATAGACGAGGTTGCGCTTGCTACACCTTTTGCGGCCTCCATTGCGATACTTGCCTTTAAATTCATACTTCTTTCGGCAATCTCAAAACTTCTCATTGACACCCCTGCATAAGCCAGAGACATTTGTGCTTGAGCTTCTACCTGTTTGCTCTGCAATTCGGCAACAGAGATATTAATCTGTGAACTAGCCTTAAACACATCAGTTTCGCCTGCATACTTGGCAATTTGCACATCAGCGTTCTTAGCCCAAATATCAAATTGTAATTTATTTGATTCTATTTTAGCCTTTTCAACTTCCAACTCAGACACCATAGCCGACACTTCTGCTTTATAACGATCAATCAAGATTGCCGAGGATTTTAATTGTTCTACATAGGATTGAATTGTTTGGGCATTAATTTCCCCGATTAATTTCTGACCTTCTATTTGCGCTTTATATAAATCTACCTTGGCAATTTCTCCCCTAATTAACATTTCATGAACTTGTGCCGTAGCTCTATACGCATCAACTTTAGAAGCATAGGTTTTAATTTGCAAATCTATATATTCATTTGCAAATTTCGCAGTAGCTTCTTGGTTTTTAAAAACTAATTCTTCATATTGGATTAACATATTTATTAACTGGCTGGCCAACGATATAGTTAATTCTATGGACTTGAATAAATTTGATTGCTCCAATTCGGCCTGCTTAATGGATATTTCCCTTGATCTATCTAACTGCTTATTCATGTACTCTTTTTGGATTTCAGAAAAAGAATGAGCTAAGTCACCATCAGGAAGACTAAAACCCTTCTTCGCCCATAAAGAGGTTATTTTATCTGTACTATCTATTAACTGCTGTTCATTGCGTTCAAGATCCCTAGCGAATATAGCAGCCTCAACCGAAGGAGAAAGGCCTGTACCACCATTATTTATATTATTTGTTAGTCTCGTTATGGCGGCTTGTATCATTGGATTATCAGTTATTAAAATATTTGAAGATACTTCGAAACTCCATTCTTTAGGAGAGGTTATATTGTATATTGGTGCTGTAATATCCAAAGAAGGAAAACTTACGGTGGGGATGTCCGGCAAGGCAATACTATACAAAAATCCTAAATCAATATTATCAATTTCTGGCTTGTCCGGTTTTGTGGGGATAGTTATAGAAACAATATCCGGAGCAGTATCAACCGTTAACGCGCCAGGAAACGGAGCCATATCGGGAGTGAAAACAGGCAATCCTCCGCTTGAATATTGATTAGGATAAGTATTTGGAAGGTCTAAACTGCTAAGTGTAGATAATGCGTCTTTAGCGGCGTTAATTGCGTCTTGCCCCCAAGCGTTGCTTCGTTCAATCTGTTCTTCTACTTTTGTTAACGCTGCTCCAGCCATATTAATTACCTCCTATAAAATAACCCCACTAGCCATAACTCCAGGATCTAAAGTTCCTTCTCCGGCGGAAATTTCTACTATCTTTTCTTTTGTCCCGCCCTTAGATAGATTATATGATACTATTGTTACCTTGTGGTCAACGGCCATATTACGAAACCAATAATAATAGGTGTTATCAATAACACCAATAGGAGAATGCCATATAGCGAGTGGATTATCAAATTGATATTGTATGGTAATTTTAAATGGATTGCCTAGGTCATCATCAAACACCATTGCGTATCCACCTAAATCGTAAGAATAAACAGCAAACAGCCTTGAAGCATAAACATCTTGAGCAAAAGGAAAAAGAAGTGGCTCCCCATTCTCAGGAACAGACGAACTCTTTAATTCCATTTTTAGATCATAAAACAAGACATAATTTAATATATCTCCACCCTCTACATCATAATCATTAATGGTAAGATAGACACCTTTTTCCGTTATTGCTGTTGATGAGCATTGTGTTCTGTGAATGTCCGTGCAAGTAAAATTAACTTCACCGATAAATTCATAATCTTTATATAAAGCCACCCATTGCACATTACCACCCTCTTTGTAAGGATCAGGGTCTGCCCATCCCGTTAACACGTCATAATGTCCATACCCTTTTGCGCTATTAACGGTTCCAATAGAAAACTCTGTGGCAAATATTTGAGTCCCAGAGTAATTATATTTTGAATAATATGAGGCTGAATGATGATCAGTATAGGTAAAGATGTGGAATGATTCTGAATCGGCACTTATAGGGTATCCTAGTATTTTAGTATCTATTGTTCTTAATAATGTTCCATAAATACTAAATATTTTAATAATTCCTGTTGCACCATATTCAGCTAAAATAATAACAGTAATACCGACCGACCCCCGAGTTGTAACATATTCAATATCGCCAACTCGCATAACCTCAACTTCTCCGCCCGGAACAGATTGGTGTAATTTTTGAATAGTACCGGGTAGAGAAGAAGAAGCCATATTCCTGCATTGAAAAGACAAGGCATTAACAATACCCATAAAGGGAATTGGACTATCCGGCCCTTTCCAATTTCGTATGGCTCTTTTAGCGTTCATAATTATCGGACACCACCTATATTCTCTAAATATAATTTAATAACATCAAGCGTTATGGAGCTATTGTCTATATTGGTAAGATCCAAGGCAATATATTTACTTGAAATACCCTTGCCGAATTTAATCCTCAGTCCAGTATCTGTTATACCAATGCCCGTAAGAATATATTCAAACTCACTACCATCTGGCTGTATAATAGTTATAAGTATGTCACCGGTAGAGTTATAAGATAGCCATGCTTGTCGTAATCGTTTCTTTGTTTTCTGTTCTAGGTCAAGATACCCGGTTCGTAAATTCCATGTTATATGAGTGCCTTCATCCGTTGTCCCTGAATCAAGATTATATATATTGGAAGAATCGGCCCCGAGGTTTATATTATTGAACCTACATAGTGAATTAAAATCGTAATTATCATAAATAGTCAAGGCTCTGTTCTTCAAATTGATGACCATATTAAGATAATTAGTAGCCTCTGTGGAGAAGAATATACGGAGACAAGGAATGGTTATAGATAAAGTTCCTTCTGTTGACGATATACCAGTAAATAGCGATCCCAATGCCGGTATTGTTACATCAATATTACCAATAATCCCTTCTATAGAAAAACCCTCAAACATTAGAGAGGGAAGCGTTAAGTCAAGTGTCCCATTTTCGTTTATTATTCCATCAGAATCAAAACGAATAGATGGAATGGATATATTTAATGTTCCGACAGGAGGGTCGTTGCCCTCAAATGATACAGAAATGGAAGGGATAATAGCGTCTATTGTACCAAGGGCATCTGTTATACCAGTAAAGTTTACAGTTACAACCGGAACGGAAATATTAAACGTGCCAAATTGATTTACAATACCATAGCCGTAGAACTCAAGAGCCGGAATAGAGAGGTCAATGCCTGGATTAACTATACCCAAATATGCCATAGAGCAATCAAAGCCAAAGGTTATACCCAAAACACCGATCATATCGCCAGGATCTCCCTGATATAATACAGGGTACATTCTTGGGAAAATAGCAATACCGGGAGGCTGATCAAAACTCATGGAACTTGGCGTATAGTCATCCCAATATAGAGCAGAATCGGTTATTCTAAGTCCCGATATGTAAGTAATAGAAAAGGGTAACGATGGAACTAACCGTCCCGTTTGTCCATTAATTTGTAAAGAGGATTCAATTAAATCGCTATCGGCGGCAGATCCCTCTGCAACATTTACACCATTAATAAATATTCTTACTAAACTTCCACTTCTAACTACAGCTATTTCAATAAACTCTTCATCTAAATTATTTTTTCGATGATCTGTCCATTCCGTTGCCCAATTTATTGTTGCTACTGCAGTAACATTTACCTTGAATGTTCCGGAACTAGAATCCCATACCCGAAACTTAAATTCATCATCAACAAATTCAAGACTCCAATAACTACCTTCTGTCGTACCGCTATTTTCATCCCAAAGTGAGTCTGTATATTGACCACAGATAGCGTAACGAATATCTGGGTCATCAGTAAGCATTTCATAATCACACTCAATACGCCATCGAACCTCAATAGTAAAATCACCAGTGTTAATGGCAAGTCCGGCAGAGAGTAGATCGGCATAAGAAACCTCAAATCCTGAACTTTGATTGCCAAAAGGGAGACTGGTAGAGTATTCCCTATTGCCAATTTCGTCATCATAGGTATTGGCCGTCGCAGGTGGAGTAAACTCCCCAATGCGAGTTACTTTGTTTTTTCGAATAATGAGTTCATCAAAATAGGTCACGAAAGAACCTCTATCTAGTTAAGAAACCAACCAATGAGGGAAGTATATGTTTCCTCCTGGCAGCGCAAAGTCATTTTCAAAACTGCCGCCGCCAAACGATATGCCTTCGATATAAAAATAAACAACACCAGATATTCGGTTAATTGTAATTAATATGTGACTATCTACCAAAGGAGGGGTATATGAATTACTAAAAACAGATTCACCCAATGAGGTATCTCTCAGACAAATCATGCCTGTTTCTCCAGAAAATGTAACATCAAGGATGCCAGTAAAACTCAATAAATCTGTTGGCAATGCTCCACTACTTGTTCTAACATAGAACTCAATCTCGAAATCACCTGTACCAAAATGAAAATCTTCCGACGAAGAAGCGTGCACACCCTCTGCTAAAATTGTGTTCGCGCTAAGTCCCCCTAACCCAAATTTTGGATAATCGTTGGTAATTTCACCACCACCAACATTAAATGTCCACTCACGGCCAGATTCATCAATGGGATTTCCTCCAACATTGTCAAAATGCAAGAGAACTTTTGTTTTTGGCCATGTAGATGCAGTATAAAAAACGCTATTGTTATCTATACCACTTCCAATATATCCATCGCTAGGAACAGCAGTTGGACCAATAGAGTTTACTGCATTAGATGAGGAAGACCAATACTTAGTTAATTTAAAAGATGTCGTATCGGGCAACAAAGATCCAACATCATCGGCGACTAACAGGTATGTTCCACAAACTCCGAATGTTGTCACAACACCCCCTCCTTCTTATGCCATATATATGTTAGCTGAATTAAGAGTTATTGCTTCTCCGTCAACAATATTTAAAACATTAATAGTAAATACATTGGCACCACTCGTTCCCACATCTCCGTCAATCCGGTAAGTTCCCGCTGTAGCATTAACAGACTCTAGTCTTGCCCATCCAGCCGTACCAGAGGTAACTGCCGTGCCTGTATAACCAGCTCCATTGGCTAATGCTGATGTTCCCATAGTCGCCGCAGACCAGCCTATATTTGGAATTATACACAGGCATGTCCCAAACGTACCGCCCAACGTGCCAACAGTTCCAGAAGTTGCGCTAGACGGTTGTGTTCCGGAATAGATATATAACCGAGCGGTTCCATTTGTCCCTGTAGTTCCAGCCATTATAGAAACCACGCCCGTATTACACAGATGATTCTTTAAGTCATTACTCATTCGAAAGGCCATAATGTTACCCCCTTATTCGGCAGGCTGTGTAATATTGGCCGCTGTAATTGAAATCGTAGACCCAACCGCTAAATTGGTGTGGGTAAGGTTAAGATCGGAACCAGAAATACCGACCGCCATATCCATCCTTGATTCCGTTGTAGAACTGCCCGATGTTCCGCCAGTACCATAAAACCTAGCCCATCCTGCAACTCCGGCAACACCTACTAATCCACTCCACGCAGGGGTGGTAAGCGGTAAAATTCCAGACGCTGATGTTCCAAAGCGAAGACCATCACTAACCCCTGTGCCGCTTGTAGAACTAATTCGGACAAGTTTAGTTCCTGTTTCAACGGCATTAGCGCTTGACGGCTGTGCTCCTGTGAATATGTCCAAAAAACCACCTTCGAGAATGGCCTTTATTCCGCCACTACCCGAGGCACCTGCACACATTTTATTCCTCATACCATCTGAAAGTCTAACAGCCATGGCACATCCTCCTTGTTGTTCATGTTAATACAGTGAATTTATGTAATGCCTTATATTACCACTCTCCCTTATAAATCCAGAACCATATCCATAAGAAGAAAACGTATATCTTTCTTCTGTTAAATTGGTTACAGTGCCGGAATTATCAGCAATACAAATACCGCTCTCTCCAGTCCACATTGCGATATTGCCCTTAATGCTATTGTCCATGTACTTACCGCTTACCTGAATATCTGTATATGGGATGGCTTTCTCTGGATATGAATTTAATACCACAAAATCCTCATTACTCTTTCCGTTTAGGAAATAAATATGATCAGTGGAAATATAAATACCATCGTCAACAGGCCGCAACATACCGATTCGTTCCTTAAATATACGGTATCCGGTTCTTACATCGTAGTAATCACATAACGGATCAGAGATATACAATTTATTCTCCACCGCAACGTAAAGACAACCCATAAAATAGGCAATTAATTGTCCTGGAGGCAATGGTAGTTTAAACGAAAGTTCTGGATCGAGAATGTCATTTGATGTACTTTTGAAGATATATCCTATTTGATAACCATTGGTATAATATATCCGGTCATTGAAATTGCAATATGACATCCTCGCTCCTAGATTAAGATCTGAACGAAGCGATGTAGCTGTATAGATAGAATCAAGAGAATATAAATATGAACCGTCAACGTACAGGCATGTTATATTATCCGACCACATGGAATGAATATCGGTCCCGGTCTTAATCGAAGTTCTGCCAGACCTAGATGAAATCATATAACTATTATCTATATCCACGTTCATTGCTCTTTGTAATGGATATACATATTCATTATTGATAACAGAAGGGAATAGTCTAGTTGCGGAATCAACATTATTAACACCGGAGAACTTATTTACAGTCTGATGTTTAAATGCATCCATAGATTATTACCTTCCCATACCGTAGCCTTTAGTTGGTCGGAACCCATGATCAATTGCATTAAGTAACCGCTCCTGCGATTTGGCCCGTTTCAGGCTTGTACTCTTTGCCTTTATTCCGCCGAGCGTTCGCACCTGATACCCTTTTCCCTTTTTTCTTATCTTTACCGGCATGGCCACCAACCTCCATGTAATTTCTAGTTGTTTTTACTAATTC